TAAGAATGACCCGATGAGCGCACTAAGCGCCGAACAGGTCAGCAACTTCTCATCACGTAAATACTTCTTCTACTGGAAGGCTCCGGTAATGGAGTATAACGTTCCAGTAAATATTGAACCAAAGTTGCGTAAGTCAATTGCCTTTCCCGTATGGGACATCCAAAAGCCTATCAAATTCTCCAAGGGTCTTAGGGTAATTGACCCCGGTGGACAAAACTCTACCGGTGCTTTCACCAAAGCGTGGACTTCATGGTGGAATACAGAGGCACCTAAGCGTTTCGAAGAAATCATCCAGCCCATTGTTGATAAAGACCTAAAACTTGTTGCAGACGACGGCTTGCGTCGGGCAGCCCGGACTACTAAGAAGGATGTTGGGCTTACTGCCATGAAAGATTACAAATACGCATTCGAACTTGGTGCAGAGTGGGCAGAACTAGAATTGAAAAAGAAGTCAACCGCATACCGAAGGAGGGGTACTGAATGACAGATTTCACACTAAATGGAGTGCACACACTCCGTCGCCTCATGTGGGCATTGCTCAAGTCTGAACTTGGTTGGACCGAGGCAAACTATAATGGTGCAGTCCCGATTGTCACACCGCAACAGCAGCCCGAGTTGAACGCCGGAAACTTTCCCTATATTGTGTACAATTACACTCAGCAGGAAATCAGCCAGCAGTATTGGCTCAAAGAAGAACAGGCTACATTCGTCATCTACTCAGGTGATGAGGAGGATATCCGTAAGGCGATGAATATGCTGGTCACTTTCTTCTCTGCACAGGATGTATCTGCTAACTACCTTAACTGGTGGGTTGCAGACCATGGAAGCGCGGCTCATCAGAAGTTCAACTATAAGTGGATTCGTGTGGCTTCTGCTATCGGTGCCGGGCCGACAGAAGAGGAAGGTGGACGCGAGGACGGTATCATTACATTGAGATATCAGTATACTAACGATAGTCCTCTTACTCAACCAAGCAATGACCGATTCCGTCCCCCAGCATAACTTTGCATTTTGGCTATTTCCATAGTAGTATATGTACTAGAGGATTTGAATGTACCTAGCCAGTACAACTACAACGAATAGAGGTGAAATAGAAACATGCCATTTCAGTCAAACGCAATTATCGTCGGTGCAGCGCAGGTCTGGTTTTCCGTTAAGGACAGCCTAGACACTACGTTCTACCCTTCTGGTCAGCCAGCCGGTATCGCACTTCCGACATTGACCGCTAGCGTAACCGCTCGTGGTCCGCTAAACGCAGCCTCCACAACGTGGAGGAACGTTGGATTCACGCAGGAGGGCGTCGAGGTAACAGTCGAGCCCGACTTCGGAGAGGTTCAGACCGACCAGACTCTTGATACACCAAAGATGTATAAGCAGGGGATGAAGGTGTCCGTAAACACGACTCTTGCAGAAGCAACTTTGGATAACATGCTAGTCGCATGGGGTCAGCCGGGCACTACCCTTACGGGTGGTAGCACCAACCTGACAATCTCAGCCGGTACCCTTGGCGATGCTCCCATCGAGCGTTCAATCGCTTTTGTGGGTCCGGGTCCGGGTCTAAAGACAGAACGTCTTTACTACGTCCGTCGTGCCCTACAGGTTCAGTCGACCGCACATCGTCTGTCTCGTAGCGACCCAACCGCTATTCCGGTTTCCTTCCGCCTATTGCCAGAATTCAGCATCTCTGGTAGCAGCGACTACGGTGCAATTACCGACCGCGTGCTAACCTGATAAACCTAGTTTTATCACAACCGCTTACCCGCCCCCACTAGGGGCGGGTAAAGTTGTTTCGGCCCCCGCAATATGCTATACTAAGAAGACATTGACCTAGGAGGAAAATTGACGAAAACTGCACCAAGCACGAATAACAGTAAGAAAATTGAAACAATTACACTTGATGATGGCCGGGTACTAACCCTTAAGCCTCTTAAGATTACCCCTCTCCGACGTTTCATGGTCCGCTTTCAGGACTTGACCCATATGGAAGAGTATGATGAACTTTTGGTAATGGATATCGTCGTTGACTGTGCAGCCACCGCGCTGCGTACACAGTTGCCAGATGAGACCGACTACCTAAAGAAGGAAATTGAAGACCGCACGGTCGAAGACCGTGATGCCTTTGGTGAGTTGCTAGACATGGAAGATGTTACTAAGGTCAACCGTGAAATGGGCGGGGTGGCATTTGGTAACCCAAATCTTCCGACGGAGACTCTAACGGAGACTCCGACAGCCCCGACGGCAGCCGAAGAGGATGGGACGACCTAGACCTTGACGGTATGGTCGCGGAGTTAATGATTGCAGTTCCCGGTAGTTGGAAGTCATTGGAAGACCTAGAGGATAATATCACTCTAGATGAACTAATCTCAATGCTATCCAAGTTCAGGGAACTACGGTTTGAAGAACACAAGTTTCAGGCAAGTCTGCACCAGATGACGATGGGTGGCGACGAACCGGATGATGATTTTACAAGAGTCCAAAAGAGAGTCGAAGAACGCCTTCGTCGAGAGCAGGAAGAGAATTCACAGGGAGGATATACCGAGGAAAATGACGCAGGTCTTATGGCCCTAGGTATCAGTGTAACTAAAGAATGACCCAAAACATTAGCATTCGCTTCATTGGAACCGCTGACTTCGGACAAGCACAGAAGCAAGTCAACGCAATGACGACATCCGTTTCCGCACTGTCAGCGGGAATTCAGTCTGCCGCGACAGCCGGTGGCAGGATGGCCCCAAACATCAACTGGATGAATGGGTTCAAGAAGGAAATGGCGACCTCGCGCTCCATTCTACAGTCCTCTGTTATGAGCCTGAACGACTTTGGGCTTAAGTCAGTAAAGGTCGCAGACCACGTTGATGGCCTTACCGAAAGAATTCGTGCTCAGAAGTTTGGTGTGGGCGACCTCATCAAGCAGCACTCTTCCCTAAACGATGTTTACCGCCAGCAGATGGCTACTCAAAAGGCCATGACTCTAGAATGGTCACGAAATGGTGATGGAAGCGCAAACGCCGATGTGCTCACCAGAAATAGAAACGCTACTGAGTTTGGTAGAAATATCAAGAACTGGCGCTCTGAGTTGGGAATGTATAATAAGGTTCTCGGCTCTGTAGCAACAAGTACCGTTAACTGGGGTAAGAACACTCAGTGGGCCGGTCGTCAGATGACGGCTGGTCTTTCTATGCCCCTAATTGCACTTGCCGCTGGTACAGCGGCCATGGCATACCAGATTGACAAGGGTCTGACCAACATCGTCAAGGTTTACGGCGATGCTACTACCGCTGCGACGACCTCTGACGCGCAAATCAAGCAGGCATCATTGGATACCGCTAAGACTCTTGCCTCTACATATGGACAGTCTGCTAAAGACTCTCTAGAGATTACAGCGCAGTTGGCTGCAACGGGCAAGACCGGTAAAGAACTACAGACATCTACAACGCAGGTCTCCCGCGCCCGCTTGCTAGGTGAGTTGGACCTACAGGACGCAATGAAGTCTACTATTACATTGCAGTCCGTATATAACATGAACTCCAAGGAACTTGGAGATGCGTTCAACTACATGAACTCTATGGAAAACCAGACTAGCCTAACCATGCAGGACTTTGTCGTCGGTATTCCAAAGGTCTCTGGTGTTATGAAGTCTCTAGGTGGCGACATCAGAGAAACCGGTATTTTGCTTGCAGCCATGAAGATTGCCGGTATTGATGCAGCCGAAGGCGCGAACGCCATCAAGTCAATCTCCTTCAAGGTTATGGCCCCTCCCGGTAAGGGAAAGACCATGCTTAAGCAGGCCACCGGCCAGACGTATGAAGAAATCGTCGGTAATACCACAAGCGTTACTGAGCGACTAGTCAAGTTGGGCACGGCGATGAAGGATTTGAGTGCTCCGACACGAGTCGGAATCATCTCCAAGTTGTTTGGCCTATATCAGGGTTCTAAGGCACTATCCATTATCGACCAGTTGACTACTGGCTCCGAACAGATGAGTCGTGCTATGGAGGTCAGCCAGCAATCCACTACTCAGTGGGCAGACACGTCCGCACGAGAGTTGCAGAAGTTGACCGGCTCCCAGTGGAACAAGTTCCAGCAGGGCTGGGAATCGCTAAAGATTAGTCTTGCCGAAATCGGTGATACATTCTTGGCAATGGGTATTCCAGTCCTGAACTTCATCAATGGTGCGGTCAAGGGGTTCAATAACCTTGGAGAAGGCACCAAGAGTTTCATTGCTAAAATTGCTATTCTTGCTGCGGCCTTCGGCCCGGTAGTCATGTTCGCCGGTCTACTTGGTAACATGGTCGGCTCTATGGGCAAGTTGTCCTCCTTCATCATTAACCTTATCGCGCCTTTTAGGTTCTTGACGACAGAAGAAAAGGCTGCTGCCGATATCTCTCGCCTAAAGGCAAAGACGACCAACGATGAGGCTAGGGCGTATGCCATCCTAGCGGAGCAACTTGCGGTTGCCACTACCGCTCTTGGTGGATTTGTAAATACGCAGTTGGAGTCACAGGGTCTTGCAAGAATGCCTGTTATTGCAGGAGCAGCGGGCGTTGGTGGAGCATCTCCAATTATCACTCCCGTATCTAACGCAGAAAAGGCCGTTGGTCGCCATCGCGTATCGGGAGTAGTAACACCTGTTCCGGGTGAGAAAGAAGTTTCGGCGGCTAAAGAAGTTGGAAAGCATGCCGCTGTTACCGAAAAGCGTTGGAACGGGATTTCGAAGGCTGCTACTACTTTTGGAATTATCGCTGTTGCGGGAATGGCATCCGCAGCCACGGAATCCGACAGTATTGCGAACCACATCGCAAATGCCGCGTTCACCGCCGCCCTTATCGGCCCGCTACTTATGCAGTTGCCGTGGGGCCGCGTTGGAGTTTTGGCTAAGGCTGCGTTCTCTCCCATTACTTCGATGTTTGCATCGGGTGGCCGCGCCGCTGGTTTGACAACTGCTGTCAGTAGCATGGGCACGAAGGTTACCTCCACCGTAGGTCGAATGGGGGCGGCTTTTACTGGTATGCTCCCCGCTATTGGTTCTGTAGCCGGTACTATCGGCAGTATCGCCCTCGCCGCCGGTATCGCTTGGTATGTTGTTAACAAGAACATGGAAAAGTCTCGTAAAGAGATGGAGACATTCAACAACAGCGCTAAGGCGTATGCCAGTGTAATCGGATTCTCATACACAGAGGCGTCCTCAAAGATTGACGCGACGGGTAAGAATATTGAAAGCCTTGGAACCAAGACAGCGAAGTTTGTTGCCGATAACAAAGACCTCGTACACACCATGCAGCAGTTTGCAACTAGCGAGGACGCCATCCTACAGCAGGCTGCCAGTGAGGGAGCCAAGGCTTCCATGCATGGGGCGACCGCAGAGCAGGCAAAGCAGGCTGCGATGGTCGCGGCCCGCGCCATGGGTTCAAAGTTGTCAGAAGCGCAAATCTCTATGAAGATTGACGCAATTATTGATTTCTCTAATTCTGACTCGGTAGTCGCCCAGAGGATGAAGGATATCGAGCAAAAGATTGCGACGGCCACCAAGAACGGTTTTGAAAAAGGCTGGGCAGACAAGATTTTCAGTAGCGACACCCAGTTGAATAGTACCTCTGGTCAGGCTATTGAGGACAACGTCAAAGCGCTTATGGAGATTTATAATGGAGCGACCGAGAAGCAGCAGCCAGCGATTCTAACGAAGATTAGAAACCTCGCACTATCCAACGACCAAACCCTGTTCCAAGAGTTGAAGAAGAACCACGCAGCGGAGTTCCAAAAGATGGGTATTACCGACCTTGCCTCTGCCAAGGAGGCCGCGAGCAATGCTCGTAGTGGGGCCGTAAGTGGTCAGCCTATTTATGACACAAACGGAAACATTACTGGTACCGAAGACATCAAGACACTACAACTTACCGAAGATGAGTTTGCCCGCCTTAGCACTACCATGGACGCCAATAAGAAGATTGTTGATTCCCTAAAGGCCCATACTGTCGGTCTTACCGAAGCAGAACTCGCAGGCATCACTACGGTCGACCAATGGACCGCCGCTGTGCAAAAGCACGGACCCTCGCTAGAGCAATTGGGTGGTGCCAGCCAGAAGTGGTCTGAATGGCAGGACAGGATGGCAAAGTCCGGGGCTAAGTGGTCAGAGCAGGAGAAGTTGAACAGACTAAATATTCTTCGTCTCGCTATTGGCTTGCCAAAGGCCACGACTTCTGCACAGGGATTCGGTGATGCTCTTGAGGAAGTTGGCCGTAAGGTCGATTATCTAAATACCAAGAAGATTGTTATTCCTTCCGTCATCCAGCAGGCTGACTCCACTGCAAATGGGGCCGGATTTAGTGGGGATATGACCTACTCCGACTCAGAACAGATTTTGTCTGACTTGCAGGCTTCATACTCTGGCGCAATGGATACCATCTATTCTGGGGCAGCCGAGGCATCCGACAGGATGATGAAGTCGCAGATGGACGGTATCACAAGTCGATACGATACCCTGCGTGGAAATCTAGATAAGCAGCAGGAAGCAGCGTCTAAGTCATTCGATGCACAGGTCAAGAAGTTTGACTATGCGTGGGAAGACAAGATGGATAACTGGACGAAGAAGTGGGAAAAGCGTAAGGCTGCCACTGAGGCCAGTTACGACTCGCAGATTGACAAGATTAAGGCGCAGATTAAGGCCGAGGAAGATGCCGAGGCAATCCGCCAGCGTATCTTTGAAGCAGAGCAGACTCGCCTTTCTCGTTTGGCTGAGTTGCAGAATAAGAGCATTGACTTCAACGCTGCCCTTCGAACTGGAAAGGTCGACGAGGCTGCTAAGATTTCTAATGACCTTGCTGCTACAACCGGAGGCTGGGCACTTACTGACGCAGCCGCAGCAGGTTCCGTTCAGTCTGATGCACGTAAGGCAACCCTAGAGAATAAGATAACTACTCTAGAAAAGCAAAAGACTGCGGCACTTAAGAGCCTAGATGATATTGAGGCTGCTGAGCGCAAGCAACTTGACCGCCAGAAGGACCGGGAGCGCGAACTTCTAGATGCTCGTAAGAAGGCCATGGAGGATACCTTTGCTGCGAGGAAAAAGACTCTAGACAACCAAGAGGCAGCAGAGAAGGCCAGCGCCGAGGCATCAATTGCTCGCAATAAGGCTGTACTGGATGCAGAACTTGCTAACCTAAAGGCATTTGTCCCGCGAGACCAAGCAGAACTAGATGCTCATATCCTAAAGATTCAGGGTGCCTATAGCAAGTTCGGAACTGACCTGACCAAGTCAGGTAAGGGCTGGGCCAACGTAATCGGCTCGGCATTGACAAACTCCATGGAGACTACCCGTATCAAGGAGGCTAATACAACCTCATGGCAGGCCCTAGGTCGTGTCATTGCAGAGAACATGTCCTCGGGCGCGTTCAATATGACACTGAGCCAGTTCATTAAGTGGATTTCTACTGGTGAGATGCCTGCCACTGCTGGTGTCGGATATAAGGGTAAGAATGCTCACGCCGTCAGTAACGGCAAGGGCGGTGTCCGTTGGCAGTACGGCAACACACAGGGAGGCATTCCTTCTGGACACACTGGTGGTATCATCGGAAAACTTAAGGGTAACCGAACTGGATTCTCCGGTAATACTCTATCAAACTCTGAGGTACTAACAAATACTCTAACTGGTGAAGCCATCCTTAACCGTCGTGCAACCAGAAACCTCGGTGAGGACTTCATTGACAATATGAACAATTTTGGTACTATTCCAAGGAAGGCTAAGTTTGGTATTGGTGGACCTACTGCGGCGGATGCAAATATTTCTAGCGCACTGGCTATCGCCCCGATGGTTGTGGCGTTCCGTAATGCCATCGGCTTCATGGGTGCACAGAGGCAGTTGAAGCAAGACGCGCAGGTTACGTCAACTGGTGATGTACCGGCTGGTTCAAATGCATACCCGACAGGTGGAGGGGCACTAACCCCCGGCGGCTGGCGTCGTCCGGTCGGAGGCCCAGTTACCTCACACTTTGGTATGCGATTCCACCCGATTCAGCATGTATGGAAGTTGCACACGGGAACTGACTTTGGGGTACCAAGTGGAACGCCGGTACACGCCTCGCGCGGGGGTAAGGTAACTTATGCCGGAATGATGGCCTCTTACGGAAACCACGTCGTCGTAGCGCACGGTGGAGGGCTTGCAACTACCTATTCCCACATGATGGGAACTGCGGTCAAGGCCGGGCAGAACGTAACATCTGGGCAGGTGCTTGGGCCTTCCGACAATACCGGAAACTCAACTGGCCCTCACCTGCACTTCGAATACATGAAGGATGGCAAGTTCCAGAACCCGTCCAACATCATTCCGGGCCTAAGGGATGGTGGGTTTGTCATCAAGCAGGGTCTTGCCAAGTTGCACGATAAGGAGACCGTTTTGACAAAGCCTCTGTCGGCTAAGTTGGACGAGGGTATCAATAAGATTGCCGAAGGCCCAACGACGGTCACTAATCACATTACCTTTACGGGTAACATTAATGGAATCGACGACCTAGAACGTGCTATGATTAAGGTGAGCGAAAAGATTAACCGGAGAACCGGTATCAACAGGAAGGTAGGGTCACGTAACTGATGCCTGCAATGACATTGCCCAAGGGCTCCATTCTAAAGGTGGCTACGTTTGCCCTGCCCAATACTAAGTTTGCCCTAACGGAACATAACCGTGCACAGGTTAACGTTACCTTTGAAAGAATCGAGGGAGAGACAGACAGGATGGCTAATGGTCGTCTGCGTAAGTGGTTTGTGGCGGATAAGCACTCATGGGACACTTCATGGGATATGGTTCCTCATAACTCTACCTACACTCTCGATGGTGGATATGGCGGTCAGGAAATTGAAGCGTTCCACCTAGCCAACCCCGGTGAGTTCTACCTATATGTCCGAAAGCCAGATGGAACCGAAGAACAGTTCCTCGTAGTCGTTTCTAATTTCTCTCGTGGTGTGCAAAAGCGCGGTATCTACGAGTTTTGGAATATTACTATTACGTTTGAGGAGGTATAATGCAAACGATGACAGTCGGTCAGAAGGATACTCTGACCAAGTCCGCAGTGCTTAAGGCGTCAGGGAGGACTATCGCTAAGTTCAACTTCAACCGCTTTATTGACATCACGTCAGTGACCAATCCTCTCGACACAAACCCGGACAATGCATACTTCCCGGTCAACTCCGTCGTCCTCAACGCAAGGCCCGAGGCGGGCATCGTTAAAGCAATGACGTCCACCACAGGCTACCCGGTAATCGGTCGCGTTGGCGGTGCCCTCACGGCCTCTGACAAGGACTTGTGGAGTTACACCACGTCCCTAGATGACAAGTACAAGTATTGGCGCTCGCCGGAATTCTCAACAAGCGTTCTATACCTAGGAGCAGCCGGTCACTATACCCTCCCAAAGGCACAGATTGAGGTTCTATATGCTAAGTCTGCCGAAGCGAACCAGATTGTCGTCGGCTTTGAGAACTCGTATATCCAACCAGAGCACGTCACTATCGAGACGAGGACCGGAAGCACATGGACCCCCACGACATTTGTCAACCCGATACTCAACAGCGCTGGGCAGTTAGTTCTGTATAGGCAGGCAAACAACACATGGGCAACCACGGTATACCGCGACACCACCGTATCGCTCAACGGTGTACGTGTTACCGTCAATGCCGTTAGCGCCCAGAACGCCAATGCGTATATCATCGAGGTTGCAGCATGCCGAGAGATTGAGGTCACCAACGACGTATTTGAGGTAACCGCCGATGACACCATCTCGGAGCACTCTATTGTTTTGCCAATCGGGACAATCTCTTCTAATGAGGCAACCGTTACTTTGGACAATATCGCCCGCAAGTATGCTGAGCACAATACCTCTTCTGACCTCGCTCCGTTTATGGGTCGATGGGGAGAGTTTACTTTTGAGTTCAACATCCACAAGCCTTCCGCAACGCCGGTAGAGGGAGACTACAAAAGACTATTCCGTCGCTATGTTGACATCTTTAGGGACGAGCAGTACCGCGCCGTCTTTGAACTAAAGGACTCATCTATGCTTTTGCAGGAGGCCAAGCCCCCGGCAGTGACCCTCACTAACGTCTCAGTAGCAGCAATTGCAGTATATCTTTGCCACTCAGTTGGCTTCCGCCGGGTAGCGTATGACATTCAAGACGTTGACCCACAGGACACGCACTCTCAACTTAAGTATTTCTGGGCCGACCCGGAGAAGTCTGTATGGGAGCAACTATCACAACTATCACAGGCAACCCAGACTGCATTCTACTTCGATGAGGACGACGTACTACAAATCAAGACTCGTTCAGCAGCCATGAACCTCGCCGCATCGCCGGTATGGGTTTACGATGCCGATGACGTTAGTCTGGCTGACGTTACGGCGCAATCCCGTCCAGCAGGAGATGCCGGGAAACTGGCTGACCTAAAGGAGTTCACAGAGAACGTTCAGGAGCCCCCAAACACTATTGAGGTCAAGTATGTTCCGACAGATGCAGCGAAGGTCATTAGAGGAAACCCAACAATGGCACTGGCATGGGAGCCTGAGGAAACCATTGCCCTGCGTTCATCAAACATCATTGCTGATATCCCGCTGAATACCACTACTGAGCATGCTATCAAGATTTCAGGAGCGGATGCAACCATTTGGCCTTACACCGGAATGATGCAGGTCGAAACCGAAATCATTCAGTACAGCGGAAAAGAGTATTCGTACTACTTGGCTAATGGCACTACCGCACTGAAATACGTGGAGTCTGTAGAGGAACAAGCAGCGCTCGACGCCCTCAATGAGGGCTTCACATGGAGAAACGTATATACAGGCAACCTACGAGTAAAGGTCGGCGGTAGAGGATTTAGGAATACTGTTGCCGCCCAGCACCTAAGGGCCGGAAAGACCTATACCTCGCGCGTACGCACGGGTGCGGGCGCGCTGGTAAGTGGAGCGAAATACGTAACCAAGAACCTGACTGCCGGTACCATGCGAATGAACCTAACAGCGTACAAGCCACTGGCATCGCTCACAAGACTAACTGCGGTAACTGCCGGTCCCCTTGCTGCTGCCCCTAGACTATACGGAACAAGCATCACCTTCGCCACATCAGGATACTATTCCGGTGCCGCCGGTATTATCATCGGGGCAGGTGCTAACGACTCCGGTCTATACGTTGAGATTGTCCGTAGTGCCGTTAATGGTGTACGTACAAGAAACAATGAGTTGAATATCACATGGAAGAGTTCTACTGGTGTAGAGACGCTATATGGTAAGGGCACAGCAGTTGCTATTGGTCTAGGTATCGAGTACCAGATGGATGTCGCAGTAGTCTCTGACGCGACCAACCATTATGTAACGGCCTATATTGATGGGACGGCACGCCTGAATATTGTTGTGCCAAAGGCTGCATCAGTTGCCACCCTCCCGGCATCCTCCGGTATGTTCATCCGCTCATCTACAATTGCTGATTTTGGGTACTACTATGTATATGGTGGACAGTTTGAGGATACGGGCATCGACGGCTCGACGTACCTAGACCTCATCAAGGGCGGGTACCGCTCAGCAGTATTCCGCACCATTGCCTCACTTCCCGGTACACGAACCTCGACACATCCAACATCGACAGTCATCACTCGCTCTGGGACTACCGGTAGCATTCTTGTTGACGAGTTCGGAGCCATCGGTCACGAGGTCAGAGATTTTGATGTGAGTTATTCAGTATTCCCGGCGCTGAGCAGTTCACTGTATATCTCAAACAACACTCAGGTAGCCTGCACCGATTTTATGCCAACTCCTACATCAGCGAAGTTTACCATGGTAAACATCTCTAGAAAGACGGCGGTAGTCAATGGCGAGGACACCCTCTCCTTCGGGCCGGATAATTCTGTTAACCAGAAGTTGACCGTCTATGGTCGTATGGTGACGCGAGAAGAGGCAAAGTCCAAGAAGTCGACAAACGACAAGTCTGTCGTGCGTAGCGGAACCAATGAAATCACTATTGAGTCCGACTGGATTCAGACGGAGGCGCAGGCCACCCGAATCGGAGAGTGGGTCATGGCCGCCTCAGATGCTTCGGACGGAGAGTTGAAAGCTTTTGCAAACCCCTATATCCAACTACTTGATATGATTGGTGTTCAAGACTCTCATCACGATAGGGCATGGGCAACCGACAAGCATTTTGTTGTAGGTCGTAGCGTAACCTTTTCGAAGGGCCTATCGGTTGACTTGACCACCCGTCGTGCGGTATAATGAATTGATATGCCAACCGTAATCGACCCCCGCCTCCCGAATCTCCCCGCTACCGGCGTCTCCTATGATGATAGTCAGATAACCTCAGAGGGAATCCCAGAACTTCTTGAAGTTTTAGATACGGATGCAGCACTAACAGACTTTGTTTTTGAAGATTCCGTCACTACTGGCGGATACCAACTAGACCCACCAAGTAGTATTACTGTCGTGAGCCAGACAGTAAAGGTCGGGGCAGCCGGTACACAGACAGTTGATATCGTCATTGATATCCTCGATGTAGTCGGTGCAAGTGAATACGAAAGGCGTGACGGAGTCTAATGTCGTTTACAACTCAGGGTGGGCGAGCGGTAATTCGCTCCTTTGTGGACTCATCTATCATTACCCATATGGCTGTAGGCATTGGTAATACCGCCTTTAGCGTTGCTGATACTCGATTGGAGTGTGAAGTAATCCGCGTTCCCATTGTTACGATTACCCCCGACTACGTCGGTGGTACAGTAATCTACAAGGCTACCATTCCAGCGGAAGTAGCAATTGACGCATATGAGATTGGCTTGGTCAACAATGCCACTCCGACGATGAGCCTACTGAGTGACTTTACTGAGACCACTATTTGGAGCGCCGGTACAAATGTAGCGACCAACGCCCGAGTGGGAGGAAGCACACTATTCTTGAACCCAGCACTTTCTACTACCACAACAGCAGCCGCCTCCTTCTCAACAGCATGGCCCGACACCGATGAGGTGGTTGTTTCCTATTTTGTTGGCACCAACGTTGCCTCGGCCATCATTCGTTTCAAGACCGACGCCTCAAACTTCTACTCGTACTCCCTGCCGGTAACCGCTGGGTACCGCATTACAAGAATCCCCCGCGCGACATTCATTGCCACGGGAACTCCTTCCGACATTTCAAGCGTTGAGGTTACTGCAACGGCTACTGCCGGTGGTGCTGGTTCTGTCTACTATGACTCAATCATCGTCAATGACCTAGTCGACCGTGAGCCTGAACTACAGGTACGTCGAGTCCTCGCCGCTAACATCACCAAGACAGCGGGGGTAGCCCGTGATATTGAGTACATTGCTACGGTGACCGCTACATGAGATATCTCCTAAGCGACCTCTCACCGGGTAAGACATATTACTTGCAGTTCCGCTCAAAGGCGTCAGACGGTACGACCTCTGAATGGTCCCGTACATTTTCTCTTACCACTAGCGGAGACATCTTCGCGCCTTTGGCTCCGACAGGACTGACCCTTGTCACTTCTGGTAGGTCTTTTCAGGCCGCATGGGTAGCACCAACAGTCTCTACTGACGGAACTCCTGCTACAGACCTTCGCCACTACCTTGTAAAGGTCGAGTCATCACTCGCACCCGGTGTCTCAAAGACTTATGTCACTGCTGACACCAAGTTTGAGGTTACTTTTGAGCGCAACCTAGAAACCTTTACCACCGCCCGTGGAACAGTTAGCGTATCCGTAGCCGCACAGGACATGACCGGAAATATCGGTGCCTACACAGGCATTGTTACGGCCTCCAACCCGCCTCCTACGGCTGTCACTGGACTCGCTACTATTGCAACCCAAGACCAGATTACTCTAAACTGGAATCCGAATACGGAAGAGGACTTCAAGCAGTATGAGGTACACCGGTCAAAGACCGGTGTCGGCGGTACCTATACCAAGATGTGGACTGGTACAACCACACAGTTCATCGACCAGACAAGCGATTACTTCACTGACCACTGGTACAAGGTATATGCAGTAGACGTATTCAATACACTGTCAACCGCTACAACTACTGCTTCTGCAACTCGTCCGGGCTCGCCTTTCACAATTGACTCAACTCCACCACCTGTTCCTACCGGCCTTGCCATTACCCTAACTAATGCCACCGATGGAAACACTGCGAAGGCTGCGGTTACATGGACTGCCGTTGTGGACGCCTCTGGTGACCTTTCTGAGTACATTGTCGACTACAAGCCTTCTGCTGAAACAGCATGGGAAACCTCAAAGGTTGACTATGAAAAGACGGCACTGACCCTTCCAAGTCTTTTGCCTTACACCAACTACGACTTCCGCATTCGTTCATCCGACTGGGCTGCAAACCTTTCAGCATGGTCCGGTACTGTAACTAAGACCGCTACCGCAAATACCGCACCGGCCACAGCGACCGGAGCCGTCCTGACTCCCGGTAAAGATTCAGTAACGGTTTCATGGAGTCCAAATGCTGAACCTGATGTAGCAAATGGCGCTGGGCAGTATCTTGTCGACATCGCCAGAGACTCCGCGTTCACTGTCGGCCTTTTGTCATATCGCACAGGAGCCACGAACATTACCATCACGGGACTCCTACAGGGTCAGATTTACTACGCCCGTGTAAAGGCCGTTGACAGCCTCGGATTGACCTCTGCTGCGTGGAGCACCAGTGCCAGCGGCACGACCGGTACCCTGAACCTATTCAAGTATTCAACACAGGCTACCGCCCCGGTATCACCAACGACCGGTGATATTTGGATGGATACCACCACTGACTTTGAGAAGCAGTGGAACGGTAGCGCATGGGTCAACACTGGTAATATTTCCATTGACTATATGGTTTCCAAGGGCACCGACCTTGTAACCAACGGAACCGGTCTTCTGGGAAACAACTACAACTTTGCCACTTATTTCAATGTAGATAAGGTCGACGTTCCAAGCGGAGCAAACGTTTCATTCTCTGACAAGTCTACGGTCTACGGACCACGCTTTATTGACGAGTTGATTCCATACGACCCA